AGATTTTGTGTAAGCCATTGCACGAGCCAATGCTTTAGTATATCTACCAGAAAGTGAAACATAGAGGTTATCCTCCATAGCTTCTTCTGTAATAGAATATCCCATTGCAATTGTTTCGTGGGTATAACGAGCCACAAAAGATTCTTGTGCAGTATCGTAATTGATAGCTGAACCTTCATCTTTTACTGGAGCAGCTCCGAAACCTGATAACTTGAGTTCCTCTTCAAAACTTCTTTCAGAGTTCTCAGTAGCATAGATTTCTTCATGCTCATTCTCGTAGTTATTGTATTCCTCTCCAAACAGGGCATTAAGTCCTGGGAGAAGCTGCTTAAGCTCATTAGCTCTTGATATAGCTGCCATAATTGTACTCCTTAACCAATACCTGTTGTGTTGAGCAATTGATGCCCTACGTTAAACATTACCAATACATCTGTGTAAGAATCACCAACTGCACTATCTGGTCCGTCAACAAAATCAACGATTTTAACAGGTAGTGTGTTAGTGGTTGCTACAGTAGATATATCAACCGAATTTTTGCTTGTGCCTATTGCTGTACTTCCTGCAGTTTGCACAACAGCACAGTTCTTACCAAGGTCGTCTTGGTCAGCAGCACCATCGCATTGCATTTGCATTAGTATGAATGGGTCAGAAGCAACATATGCAACAATATCATCCGCAGCAGTTGATGCTGGGAAATATTGATTTGGTGTGAATTGACCTGTAGTTGGGTCTGTGTAAGCACAACCAAGGAAAACACCTATAGGTGTACAAGCCGTAGTACCAGTATCTTTTTGGATAGTGGTATTAGGGTTATCGTCACCCCATTTTACAAAATCGCCATAAAATATAGATGTACCATACGCATTTTTAATTTTGTAGTGTGTAACTTTTCCTTGATAAGGACTTCCAACAATTGTTCCTACTGGTCTAGCTCCGTGAGGAGTTGCACTAGATGACATAATTGTCTCCTTATATTAAATTAATTATTAAAGACTCCTAAGAATCTTTACCAAAAGTTGTTTTAGAATTACGCTCAAACACTTGTTTGGTCGCCATTCTATTATCCTGGTCTTTAAAATATACATTGTCAACAGATTCCATTTGAGATTTTGCAAGTTTTTCAAAGTGTTCATCTCTAGCTTTCGCTTTTTCTGCTGGCATTTTGCATAATAATTGCCCACCAATTTCAATGTTACCTTTTTTTGCCCACTCTGAATTGTGGTCCATCATGTGAATTTGAAGTTCAGGATGGTCTTGAAGTTCACATGGAATCCACCCCTCACGAAAACGTCTTGATACATTAGGATTGTCAGTTTGACCCAAAAGGGCAGTTCTGACATACCTAAATACCCAGCCTTCTTGAGGTGTTGGGGAAGGTAAATTAGTAGGATTTTCCCAGCTTTCTATGTGCTGAGTAGCCTCTCGGCTTTCTGTCTCTCTAGGAGTACGCTCTTGGTCTACAGGAGTATCAGTAGAAACTGCCTCCACTTCATTAGTGTTATTATTTTCTTCTGACATATTAAGTCTCCTTTAATAATTGATTTGCGTATTGCTCTGGACTAATTCCAAGTTGGCGAGCTAGCTTAACTTGAGTCTGAGTAAGACGTATTTGCGTGGGTTTTTTGTTTCCGCTATCCCTCGTGGCGGATGCAACAACTGTCGAAGGTTGTCGTTTTGATGATTCTCCTGGTATTTCTACCTCATTTGGAGATGCACCAAAGAAACTGGGGTATTCTTTACGCATAGCTTTATCTACTTCTGCATAATATTCTTTCGGATTTTCTTCAGGAAGTATTTTATTATTGCGTAATCTTGCATCTATTGTAAAAGCATAAGATGTCATTTCTTTATGTTCAGGCACTTGACTCATAAACCAAGGATTTTTTGATGACCACTCTTGCATATCAGGGTCAAGCTGCTGTTGTACTGGCATTTGTACTTCAGGTAAATTTTGTGCAATTTGTTGTTGAAGGTTAGCTGCCATATTAGTTGATTGCTGTTCAGCTAGTGTGGCTCTTGACAATAACTCTTGTGCCTTTGTCATTTCTTCAGCATTACCTTCTTCGTAAGCTTTCTTAAATGCCTCTTGAGCATTTTGTTTTGCCCATAACGCATTATTATGAGCTTGTTTATTTAAGACTTCTCCGCCCTGGTCTACCATAGCTTGTAATCGCTGGTTTTCAGACATTAATGTTTGTAAACGTGCTACTGCTTCTTGTGATTCTCGTGCTGCAGCTTCTTTAGCTCTACGTTCTTCGTGATATTCATATTTAATTTTAGCAATCCTATCACCAGCTCGTTTGCTATAGTCAGCAATTTCTTTATCTACTGTTTCATCATCAACATCAGGAGAACTGTCTTCTGCCCTGTCAGGTCTTTGGTCTTCTATAGGAGTATCGTTGACTACTTCAACTTCTAAACCTTCAGGTATTTCGTTGTCTATTTCCGTTTGTTTACCAAAAAATTTATCCTCTTGTGATTGAGGAACTGTTTCTGGAATATTAGGTTCTTCGTTTATTATTTCTGTTTCACTCATGCTCTAACCACTCCTGTTGGGTCATCTACTACTGCTTCCACAGTATCGTCATTAATTAAGCGAAACTCTTGTCCGTACATTTTCATGCGAGTGCCAGAGTAAGCACGAAATACAACCCAATCACCTTTTTGACACCAAGGTCCACTCGGAAATCTATTGGTATCTTTATAACACTCAGGTCCTAACTTTAAAACGTATCCACAAATATTACTTACTTCTTCGTCTTTTATAGTTTGGGTAGCTTTAACAATACCACCATCAGTTTTTTCATCTGCTTTTGGCATAGCTATTAAAATTTTCCAACCTTTTGGTTCAGGTAATTGACTTTTAACATCTATATCAACTTTAGGTGTTTCTACACTTTCTGGTTCAGGTATTACTGTTTCAGTTTTACTCATATTTTTGCACGACTTTAAGGAGTCGAGTTCCTATTCTTTGAGAACTCTTTCTACATAATCTAAAAGTTCTCGTTCTGCGAGAGCTAAACCCTCGATAACACCAACCATTCTTTTATATTCCTCGAAATTTTTAATATTTCCAGTTGCCAAATGGTCTGTGTGTTCATTCATCATACCACGCAGCTTCAATTTCATATGTTCTGAAAGTGATAGCTGTGTGATATCATTACTCATTCTTATTGATATCTTCAGTTAAATTTTTAGCGATGTCAAGACCAATCTTATAATCTTCTATGTTTTGTTTTCTTTCTTTATCTTCATTTTCTATCAAATCGCTAGCTATTTGCTGACCTAATTTCATTCCAGCTAATTCATTTTGAGACTTTAATCTTTCTTTTTCTAGTTCATCTCTACTAGCTGCCTTCATAGTATCAAGCTGTAATCTGCCTTGGTCTTCAGCAGATTTACGTTGAACTTCAGCTTCTTTAATAGCTACCTCTCTTTCTTTCATAAGAATTAGAGGGTCTTTTTGTTGTTCTTCTATTCTTTCTTGTTCAGCTCTTTGTTGTGAAGTTCCAAGCACTCTAGCTGCTGCTTCAGCAACTAAACTTGATATACGTTTTTCTACGTCTGCTGGTAAAGGCTCACCTTCAGCAGGTAACTCAATTCCCATTTCACGCTCAACTTCTTTTCTGTATTTCATGGTTAAGTGTTCATTTACATAAGCAGAAGCAGAAGCCAATATTACAGGTGCTTTAGGACTTTGTTCAACAATACGCATAATCTCTGGGTCTTGTTGTGCAGAAGCAACAACAGAAATATGTGCTTCATGGTCTTGTTCTATAAATGCTTTAACTGGTTTACCATTGATTAAATTTTGAACAGCAGTTACTGGGTCAACAGGTTTAATATCATTTGTATCAGGAACAATAGCATCTACATCTTCTATTCCTAATACTTCTAACATTTGTCTGTGTAATTCAGGAAGGTTATACATATCAGGTGAAGATTGTGCTAACTGCATAGCAGCTTGATACTGCATAATTCTTTGTGCCATTGTTGCTGCATTTGGGTCTGATACTGGCAATATGTCAACTCTTTCGTCAAAGTCAGATGCTTTAATAAACTCTTCTTCATCCATTTCATAAGGATAAGCAGGCTCTGTAAAGTCTTTTACTATACCCACTAGAATATCAAACTCTTTTCTCATAGAAGCATGAAGCCTAGCTTGTACTGCACTCATAACCTTTTGATTTCTTTCAATTAAAGCTAGTGTTGTACCTACAGGTGCTTGGTTATTCATGTCTGAAACTTTCATATCAGATATGCTGGCAAATCTTCTACCTTCTTCTACTATGTTTTGTAATAACTGATAGAGAGTTCCTGATGGTTCTTTGTATGGTAAGAAAGTTATATTGTCTCGAATAGCACCACCTGGCACATCAACATCTCTAAATTCTCCAGGCATTATAGGGGTATCATCGCCTTTTATACGCAAGCCTCTTGCTTTTAAACCACCAGGAAGATTAGATAATGTTCCTGAATCTACAAGTTGTCTTAGTATAGATGTAGCTGATTTAGCTAAACCACCTACCATATGTATTAAACCAAACCCATAAAATCCTAATCCTGGTAAATATTGATAATGAACAAAGTGCATTCTTCTAATTTTTTTAGAATCATCTTCGTAATAATTTCTACGAATACTTAAAATTATTCCACTTGGATAATCTATAGTAACAACATAAGGTATAGCTATACCTGTTTGTTTGCCTTGTTCATTAGTATCTTCAAACCCTTCTAGGTCTAAATCTACCTGCATTTCTAATACAGTATGGCTTTGGTCGTAATTATAAGTGTCTTGCTCTCCTGTAATATCATTGTATTTCTTTGTTATATCAGAAATATTCTGCGAACCTTCAGGTAACTCCACATCTCTATAGAAACCATTAACTTGCATTTTTCTAATAGTATTAGAAGATTTACGCATTACATGAGTTGCACGTTCACAAGTTTCTAAATCACTTGCTCCGTAATTTACTACAACATCTTCTGCTGGTACAAATATAGAACTAGGTCTATCTAAACTAGGGTCAAAGTAAACTTTACGAAAAGCTGAACCAGCCAAAGGTAAAGAAAATAACATCTTTTCTGTTTCAGTTCTGTATTCAGACATTTCATGTGTTAATAAAAAATTCAGATAATCTTCAACTCTTTGAGCTTGTTTTTCTTTATCGTCAGTTATTTTACCAACTATTTTTGTTCTTACAGGTCCTTGAGCTGGAAACATTTCTGTTATTGATTGAGACTGAAAACGTATTACTGCTTCTGAAAGCATCGGGTGAAATACTCCACAAGCACCTGCCCAAGGCTCTGTTCTTTCTTCTATCTTTAATCCTAATTGGTCTAAACCTTTAGTATAAGTTTCTTCCCATTCAGAACGAGATTCTTTGTCTCCATTAAATGAACTTATTAACTCATTACCTAATTCATTAAGTTTATCGTCATCAATAAATTCAGCTAAATTAGAATTGAATCCTTCATCGCCTATTTCTTTAGCACTAGGGTCAAAGTCAATAATCATACCCCCATCATCAGTTTCTATAGCTAATGATTCAGGGTCTTCAATAGTTATTTGTATTTCTTCGTCTGCCTCTTGTTCTATAGTGCCATCTATAGGTGTTGCAGGTCTTCTTTCTATTGCCATTTAATATCCTAATAATAATTTGCAGTACGATTATGTTCCAAAGGTTCATCTTCTTCGTCAGAATGCAATGAAACAAAACCACCTTGTCTAAATCTTAACAGAGCTTGCGTAGTGCTATCAACTAAATCATCATGTTCCATGTTTGGAAATCCAGCAAACTCTTCCATAGTTTCTTCTGCCCAGCGTGTTTCAGGACACCAAACCACACCTGAAGCAAATAAATCAGATACAGCATTTACCCTAGATATTTTATCATTTCCTCTACTAGGAGTATATTCCTGTACTGGTATTCCCATTGCCCTCAATTCAAATATCAAAGGCATACCTGCTGCTTTTGCTTCTACAATAAACGCATCAGGTGTATAAGCTTTGTATTTTTCCATAGCCATTTTCTTTAACTCTGGAAACTCTAAACGCTCTTTATACGCATCTAACAATATAAGATTAGGTGCTAGCATTCCGCCATCATCTTCTAAATAGAAAACACCCCAGGTTGTGCAAGCAGAAAAGTCAGCTCTTTGATTTTTCATAAAAGCTGTATCCCAAGACTGAATAACAAACTCACATTGAGGTGGCTCTCTGCCTTCCCATATCTGCCACCATTCTCTTTTAACCAACGCTCCTTCTTCTGAAGTAGGGTCTTGTTGGTATTGAGCCATCCACTTACTATTGGGTAGCTCGGCTTTTAAAGCCTGTAATTCTTCCATTTTCCAGAACTCTGCCCACAAAGGATTACCTGAAGGCATTATGGCAGGAAGTTCTATTACTTCCCATTGGTCAGCACCACCACGTTTTATGCTAGCATCTACTACTTGACCAGTTAAATCTTTATTGTGCCACCTTGTCATTACCACAACGATAGAACCATTTGGTTGCAAACGCTGTCTCGGACCTGATGTGTACCACTCGTATGTTCTATTGAATACGTTTATATCGGCACTTGCACCTTCTTGTTCTGAATGAGGGTCATCAATGATTAGTAGGTCAGCACCTTTACCAGTAACTGCACCACCCACACCTATCGCAAAGTATTCGCCACCTTTGTTTGTATTCCACCTACCTGCTGCTTTGCTATCAGATTGCAAGCTAACATCTGGAAAGACTTCTTTATAATCTTTGCTATTTACCAGGTTTCTGACTTTCCTACCAAATCCTACAGCTAATTCAGCCGTATGGGCAGTCTGTATTATCTTCTTATCAGGAAACCTACCTAGAAACCACGCAGGAAGCAAATAAGAAGCAAACTCACTCTTAGTGTGTCTAGGTGGCATATTGATGATTAAACGCTTTAAATCGCCTTTAGCGACCCTTTCAAACGCATCAGCCATTATTTCGTGGTGTTTACCATGAATAAACGCTGACCACATCTCCCCAACAAAAGTCATAAACTCATCGTGACACTTCTCCCTATTTTTAGCTTGTTCTAATTCTTCAAGGAGAGACAATAACTCTTGTTTTTTAACAGGGGATAAATTTTTTACTTTACCCAGTAAGTTTTTGTTCATGTTTATTACGCTCCTTTCTCCACAAAACAAAGAAAAGTAAAATTAATGCAGGTTGCAGGAATACAAATATAACGATATTAGCAAGCTGATATCCCATTCCAGTTACATTCCCAGTTACTTGCAAAATATAAACACAAATATTAAAAAATAGATTAATAATTTCTTGCATATAGATAGTATATACTTATTTAATAAATACTTCTTAAATAAAATCTTTAGTAAGTACCTAATATATTTAGTATTTACTTATTAAGTAATAATTACTAGGTATAGGAACTACAAGATTTTACCATATTGCACCCCCTTCACAAAAAAAGCAAGTATTTTTGAAAAAATATTATAGGGGGGTGTAGGAATCCTAACCCTTTTCTAGAAAAAACCTTATATTTGGGTAAAAACTGCTAGCAGAATGCAATATAATAGGGGGGGGTATATGAAAGTTGGTGATATCTTGTGTAAATCACTATGTATTATAGTCAGTCAAGTAACGTAATTATACACAGGTGGGTGGGGGGTCTAATGTCAGCTTT